GCCACCGAGGAGCGCCGACGCAAGGCGTTCGACCTCCGCCTGGCGGGTTGCACCTATGAGCAGATCGGGGAGGCGCTCGGCATCAGCAAGCAGGCCGCCTACAAACTGGTGGACACGACCCTGACCTCCCTGCGCGGGGAAACGGCGGAGACGGCGGAAAAGGTTCGGGAGATGGAAATCCAGCGGTGCGATGCCCTGTTGGTTGCTCTCTGGCCCAATCGGAGAGACCCCGGCACCACGGGCAGCATTCTCAAGGTCATGGAGCGTCGCTCCAAGTTGCTCGGCCTGGACGCCCTCCAGCGGTCGGAGGTCAAGGTTGAGGGAATGACGGAGGCACAACTTGACAGCGCCATCCTTGCCATCGTTGAAGCCGCACGAGCGCGAGAGGCTGGCGGCACTGGTGAAGGCCAGGGAGAGGGTGACTAAACCCGTGTTTCTCGACCCCGCGTTCCCCCACCAGACCTCGTTTGTGGCAGACCCCGCCAAGCTCAAGGCGGCTCTCTGCACGCGGCGAGCTGGCAAGTCCTACGGGGCAGGGTCCTACCTGCTCAAGGAAGCCTGGGAGAACCCAGGTTGCACCTGCCTTTACATCGCCCTCACCCGGCAGAGCGCCAAGAACATCCTGTGGAAGGACGTGCTCAAGACCATCAATCGCAAGCTCGCGCTGGGGTGCAAGTTCAACGAAACGGAGCTCTCCTGCACTCTCCCCAACGGGAGCGTCATCTATCTGTTGGGGGTGGACGCGACCGAGGAGGAGCGCGAGAAGTTGCTGGGCCAGAAGTATCGGCTGGTGGTGATTGACGAGGCGGCCTCGTACACCATCAACCTGGAGGAGTTGGTGTACGGCACCCTGAAGCCAGCGGTGGCGGATTACCGGGGAACGATTTGCCTCATTGGCACGCCCGGAAACCTGAAGCGGGGCCTGTTTTTCGATATCACCAACGGCAAGCGGGCGGGGTGGAGCCTGCATCGCTGGAGCGCGTTCGAGAATCCCCACATCCGGGACAACTGGCTGGCAGAGATTGCGGAGTTGAAAGCCGCCTCGCCGCTCATCGAGGAGACGCCGCTGTTCCAGCAGCATTACCTGGGGCGCTGGGTGGTGGACGACTCGAAGTTGGTCTACCGCTACCAGCCGGGCCGGAACGACTTCGATAACCTGCCGGAGTTGCCGCCCTCGGGGTGGCATTACCTGTTGGGGATTGACCTCGGCTACACGGACGCCACGGCTTTCGTGGTGGGTGGCTATCACGACCAGAGCCGGGTGCTGTATCTGGTGGAGGCGTTGGAGGAGACGGGGCTGGATATCAGCGCGGTGGCCGCCAGAATCAAGGATTACCAGGCCCGCTATTCTCTCGACACGCTGGTGGTGGACGGGGCCAACAAGCAGGCGGTGGAGGAGATGCGCCGGCGTCACGGGTTGCCCCTGGAGGCGGCGGACAAGCGGGGCAAGGCGGACTTCATCGAGCAGATGAACGCGGAGTTTATCCAGGGGCGGATTGTCCTGGGGCCAAGTTGCGTGTGGAACCGGCAGAGCCAACCAGGTGCGCCAGGGTCGTTGCAGGAGGAATACCTGGGGCTCATCTGGGATGAGCGGGCCTTGGCGCGGGGAGAGCGGAAGGAGCACCCCAACGCGCCCAACCACGGTGCAGATGCGAGTCTGTATCTCTGGAAGCGGGCGTACCAGTACCTCTCCGAGGTCCCGGCGAAGAAGCACGCTCCAGGCACCCGGGAAGCTGCCGAGGCAGAGGCCGCCGAGTTGAAGCGCCTGGTTTTGGCTCAGGCAGAGAAAGCCCGCCAGGAGCGCGAGGAATGGGAGTTGTACTCATGAAATGCGCCTACTGCCTGTACCCGAGACCCCATGAGGCCAAAGGTGAGCCAGGTTTCAAGGGGGAGATTCGTCGGAACCAACCATGCCCACGGTGCGGCATGACGGTGCGACGGACGAAGCAATCCGGTCCAAAGCGAAGGAGGACCAATGAACGCCCTTGACCTTGCCTCACTGGAGGGTGTCCTGCGGCTGGCGCGGAAGTATGGGGCCACCCGTATCTCGGTTGGTGGCCTGACCGTGGACCTGAGCCCGGGTGAGGTGCCAGGTTCCGATTTGACTCCCCCGCCGCCGCCACCTGTCTCCGAGGAGTTACCCGGGGCCTCGGTGGTGGCAGACCCCTTTGATGACGGGTTGTGTGCCTGCGGCCACGCCCGCCTGACCGAGCACAGCCCTGCTGGCTGTCTGATGGGTGGTTGCTCGCCCGAGTTGTGCGCCACCACGAGGTAAGACATGGACCTGACCAAAGACAGCCGTTGGTGGTTGCTGAAGGGCGACGAGGCCGCCGGGGCGGTGAGCGTAGTCCTGGGCCAGCTCGCCCAGGCGCAGACGGCCCGGTTGTCGCAGATGCTCGCCAACAGTCGCCTGTACGGTTGCACGCCGAGCGCGGCCCTGACCCAGAGCGGGGTGTACGGCCAGTACGCGACGGCCTTCCCCGGGCTGCGAGAGCGGATGGTCTACAACGCCATCCGGGTGGGGGTGAACACGGTGCTGGCGAAGGTGAGGAAGAACCGGCCCCGGCCCTACTTCCTGACCAGCGGCGGGGACGTGCAGCAGCAGCGCAAGGCAAAGCGGCTGAACAAGTTTGTGGAGGGCATCTTCTACCAGACCAAGATGAAGCGCCTGGGACCGGCCATCTTCCGGGATGGGATTGTGTGGGGTGACGGAATCCTGCACGTCTACTCGCGGGACCGGCAGGTGTGCTTCGAGCGGGTGCTGCCCAGCGAGTTGTGGGTGGACGAGATAGAGGCCGAGGCGTGCGAGCCCCGGAGTATGCACCGGGTCAAGACGGTGGACCGGCAGATGTTGGTGGCGGCCTTCCCCGAGGCGCGGCAGGCCATCCTGAACGTGACCTCGACCACCACGGTAGGGCAGACGGTCAGCGACCTGGTGGAGGTGCGCGAGTCCTGGCACCTGCCGAGCGGGCCGAAGGCGAAGGATGGGCGGCACAAGATCACGATAGCGGGTGCCGAGCTGCTGGATGAGAAGTGGGAGCGGTCCGGGTTCCCCTTCGCGTTCTTCAAGTGGAACGAGAACCTGTTCGGCTTCTGGGGGATTGGTGCGGTGGAGGAGTCGCAGAACCTGCAGATCCAACTGAACAAGTTGCTGCTCACCACCTACAAGAGCCTGCACCTGGCCGGGTCGTTCAAGGTGCTGCTGGAGAACAGCAGCAAGGTGGTTTCGGAGCACCTGACCAACGACGTGGGAGCCATCGTGCGCTACACCGGCACGGCACCGGCCTACGTCACCCCGCCAATCCTGCCGAGGGAGATCCCAGAGCAGGTGCGGGACCTCATCCAGCGCATCTTCGAGATCATCGGCATCAGCCAGATGAGCGCGAGAGCGGAGAAGCCCGCCGGGCTGAACAGCGGCATCGCGCTGCGCGAGTACAAGGACGAGACGAGCGAGAGGTTGGCGACGGCCAGCGACAACTACGAGGAGTTTCACCTGGACGTGGCCCGGCTGGCGCTGGAGGAGGTGAGAGCCATCGCGGAGGAGCACGGCGGCTACGAGGTGCAGGTGCCGGGGCGCAAGACGGTGGAGGTGGTGGAGTGGCAGGACGTGGCCCTGGAGGACACCGAATACACGATGCAATGCTTCCCGGTGTCGAGCTTGCCCACGGACCCTGCCGGACGGCTCCAGACGGTGCAGGAGTTGATGCAGGCGGGCCTGCTCTCCCCCGAGGAGGGAAACCGGCTACTCAACTTCCCGGACCTGGAGGCGGTGGAGTCGCTGAAGGTGGCCCTGGAAGACAACGTGCTGCGGGTGCTGGATGCCATCTGGGATGACGCCGAGTACGAGCCGCCCGAGCCGTGGATGGATCTGGCCCTGTGCAAGCGCAAGGTGCTGGAGTACCTGAACCGGGGAGCGGTGCAGAACCTGGAGCCCGAGCGCATGGAGCAACTGCTGCGCTGGAACTCCCAGCTCGACGAGCTCACCGCCCCGCCGCCGGAAGCCGGACCGATGCCGCCCGGAGCGGAGGCCGGCCCGATGGCAGCCCCGATGGCCCCGCCGGTCTCTGACCTGGTGCCGAACGTTCCCCTGCCGGGAGGTGCCCCGGCCATGCCCCCGCCTATCGCGTAGGAGAGCCCTGACCGATGCCCACCGAGACTGTTGCCGCCACCCAGACCCCAGCCGCACCCCCGCCACCCCCGGAGGCGCCGAAGCCGCCCGCTGACCCGGTGGAGGCAGCCCTCGCCGCGGTAGCCGCGAAGGCGAAGCCAGCCGAGAAGGCCCCGGAGGCTCCCGCGGAGCCCCCGAAGCAGGAGGCCAAGCCCGAGGAGAAGGTCGAGGAGAAGCCGAAGGCCCCGACCTCCGCGCAACTGGTGGCGCTCGCCAAGCGAGAGGAGCGCCTGGTCAAGGCCGAGGCCGCGGCGAAGGCAGAGCGGGAGGCGCTGGCGAAGGCCAAGGCTGACCTGGAGGCCAAGGAGAAGGCCCTGGCTCTGGCAGAGCAAGACCCGGTGGCCTTCCTGGGACAGAAGGGCTGGACGCAGGAGAAGTTGGCGGAGTACCTGGCCGCCGGGGGGAAGCCCACGCCCGACATGCTGGCGCGGATGGTGCGGGAGGAGGGAGAGAGGACCCGGCGCGAGCTGGCGGAGGAGCGCCGCAAGGAGGCGGAGGCGGCGAAGGCGGAGGCAGAGGCGGCGAAGGCCAAGGCCGCAGAGGAGAAGCAGGCGCAGTATAAAGCCTGGGTTGACGGTACTCTTGACTTTGTCAACAAGAACGAAGCAGATTATCCGCTGACCGTCCTGTACGGCCTCCAGGCGCAGGTGCCTGGCCTCATCGAGGAGAACTTCACTCGTACCGGCAAGGTGATGAGTGAGGCCGAGGCAGCGGGGATGGTGGAGAAGCACCTGGAGGGGCTGGCAGAGAAGGCCCTGAAGGTGAGCAAAGTGGCCGCGAAGTTGACGGCCCGGGCCCCCAACCCGCCGCAGTCCGGGGGTCCACCGCAGACGGCTGGCGCACCGCAAGGCGCTCCCAAGACCCTGACCAACGATCTGGGTGCGAGTGCCGCTTCTGCGCGGGCCAATCTGCCCGAAGACGATCTGGAGCGAGCCCTCGTCACCTACCAGGCGCACCTCAAGAAGTAGAGCCACAGGCTCTACGAGGTCCCTGGGAATGCGTGACGCCGCACAAGCGGCAAAAAGGGACCGTCCGTGTCCACCTACCTCGACGCAAGCGCGATGGCCGCCGCGCTGAAGGAGCTGTACAACGGCCAGAGCCTCATCAACGCGACGTACAAGGAGAACCCGCTGCTGGCGCTGCTGCCGAAGGACACCGACTTCGGTGGTTCTTCGATGCCGCTGCCCCTGCGCTACAACAACAGCCAGGGTCGGTCCTCGACGTTCGCCACGGCGCAGACCAACCAGCAGGCCCCCAGCATGGTGAAGTTCGCCATCACCACGGTGGAGGACTACTCCATCGCCACGGTGGCGAACAAGGTGCTGGAGGAGAGCAAGGGGAACGCGAAGGCGTTCCTGGGCGCGGCGAAGATCAACATGGACTCCGCCCGGGACAGCCTCATCAGCTCGCTGGCGTCGGCGCTGTACCGGGACGGGACCGGCACCATCGGGAAGATCGCCTCGGGAGGCATCACCTCGGGCGTCATCACCCTGGACGACGACTCGACCGTGACGCAGTTCGAGGTCGGGATGACTCTCCAGGCCAACTCGACCTCTGGCGGCGGCACCACCCGGGCGGGGACTGGCTACGTCATCTCGGTGGACCGCGACGCGGGGACCGTCACCGTGGCCTCCTCGGGTCAGGGTGGCAGCGCGGGCACTCCCTCGGGGTGGGCTGCCGGGGACTTCCTCTCGGTCTCGGGCGACCTGAACGAGAAGATTTCCGGGCTGGCCGCCTGGATACCTTCCAGCGCCCCGTCCGCCACCTCGTTCTTCGGGGTGGACCGGACCAAGGACGTGACCCGCCTCGGCGGCATCCGCTGGACCGGCACCTCGCAGAGCATCGAGGAGGCGCTGTCCGACGCCCAGGCCCGCTGCGCCCGTGAGGGTGGCAGCCCGATGCACTGCTTCATGTCCTTCGAGAGCTTCGCCGCCTTGGTGAAGTCGCTCTCGTCCAAGGTGCAGTACGTCAACCTCTCGCCCAAGGAGGCCCCGCACATCGGCTTCGAGGGCGTGAAGGTGAACGGCCACAAGGGGCCCATCACGGTCATCCCCGACCGCAACTGCCCGGGGAACACCGCCTACCTGCTCCAACTCGACACCTGGAAGTTGTGGAGCACCGGCCCGGCGCCCCGCGTGCTGACCTACGACATGGAGGGGCTGCAGGCCCTCCGCGTGGCCAACGCGGACGCGCTGGAGATGCGGTTCGGCTACTACGCCCAGCTCGCCTGCAACATGCCGGGCGCCAACGCCGTCGTCTCGCTGTCTGCGTAGTCCACCCTGACCACCCGCCCCAGGTCTGCCTGGGGCGGGTGGTCTCGCTCTGAAAGGGGCACCACATGGCCTACGACGTAAGCGCCAGCCTCGCCGTGGACGACGCCACTCCGAAGGTTGGGCAGAGCCGCATCCTGACCCTGACCGTGGATAACTCCTCGGGCACGGTGGACATGACCGTGACCGGCATCCGTCCGTTCCTGTCCAACCCCGCCGCTCCCTGCCAGATGGGCCAGCCCACCCCGACCGAGTTGATGGCCGGGACCGCTGACACCCCAGCCGGGACCGCGGTGGCGGCCGGCAACACTGCCACCTTCAAGTGGCCCATCACCCTCCCCGTGGCTGGCGCCGTCTCGGTGCTGGCCCAGGTGCTCGGCACCCGGTCCGACACCGGAGCCTCCATCCCCGTCCTGGTCACCTCCGGGGTGACCGTCACCGCCTCGTAAGGAGCCAGTCATGGCCCAGCGCAACTTCACGCAGAACCTGTACAGCCTCTCGAAGAAGAGGGTGGTCATCGACGTGGAGGTGACCTTCGGCTCCTCCGGGTCCCCCACTCTGGCGACCGCCTCTGCCGGGGAGGCTCCGAAGAACAAGGGAGTGGCCTCCATCAGTCGGACCAGCACGGGTCTGTTCGTGCTGACCCTCTCGGACCGCTACCAGCGAGTGGCCCAGTTCCGGGGCACGTTCAAGGCTGCCAGCGGCATCGTGGCGGCCCCGGACATTGCCCTGAAGACCGCGGCCAACGGCACCGCTCCCACCGGGATGGTCATCACCTTCACGACCACCGCGCCCACCGGGGCCAGCAACATCCAGGCGGTCACGGACCCGGCGAGCGGGGAGACCGGCTACTTCGAGGTGGTGCTCGAAGATTCCACCGTCTGAGGAGTGACCAATGGCCATCACCGCGACCGTCAGCGTAGACCCCCAGGTGGCGCCCCTCGGTTCGCGGGTGGCTGTCACCCTCACGGTGTCCAACTCGGGCTCCTCCACCACCGTCACCTCGGTGACCCCGTGTGTGACGGAGGTAGGCGGGACCCAGCAGACCATCCCGTGCCTCCTGGGTTCCCCACCCATCGGAGCCGGGCTCAATGTCACCGTGCCTGCTTCCAGCAGCCTTGTGATGAAGTACGACCTGGTGGTGCTGGAGGTGCCTCGCACCCTCAATGCCCGGACCCTGGCACCGGTCAGCGTGGGAGCCACTGTGCTCACCGCCGACGGGTCCCGGACCCTGGCCACCGCCGCCACCCTCAACGTGGGCACCCCCTCCACCTCCTCCACCTACGGAGCGTTGCTGTTCAACGTTCCCCAACAGAGCGGCCTGTACGCCGCCCACTTCTAACCCTTTCGCAACAAGGAGCACGACATGGCCTCTGGAACGCTGACGGTGCTGGACTCGACGGGCACCACCAAGACGATGAGCACCGAGCAGGACGGCACCAACTCCAACGCCCTGATGACCAAGCATGTGCTGGCTGACACCGCCGGGAACCCGGTGGAGGTCACGAACGACGGCCTGCATGTCAAGGTGGTGGACGGGGCAGCGGGCTCCAACAAGCTGGCGGTGGACTCCAGCGGTCGGGTGACCTCGCTCATCTCGGACGGCACCGACACCCTGCTCATCAGCGCCGCGGGCGCGGCCAGCACCGCTGACGTGAACCTGGTGGCCGCCGCCGCCCTGGCCGACGGGGCCTCCCTGCCGACCACCACCAAGGTGGGCGCGGCTGCCCTCCTCTACAACGGCTCCACGCTGGACCTGGGCCGCAACGTGGTGGACGTGGTCACCCTGGCCTCCGCCGCCCGCACCGCCCTGGTGGCAGGCTCCGACCTGTCCACCTACGGCGCCAAGGCCATGACGGTGAGCATCGATATCACCGCCTACACCGCCGGGTCCATCACGGTGACCATCGAGGGCAAGGACGCCAACGGCATCTACTACACCCTCCTCTCCAGCGCCGCCCTGGCCGCCGCCGCCAAGACCCAGTTGTTCGTGGGCCTGGGCAACACGGTCACCGCCAACGTGTCGGCCAACAAGCCGATCCCCAAGGTGGTCCGCATCAGCGTGGCGGTGGGCGACGCCACCTCCATCACCTACAGCATCGGCACCTGCCTCCACTACTAGGAGCACCCAATGGCCGAGTTGAAGCCGAAGGTTGACCTGGTGGCCGACATTCTCGGGCCCGCGCCAAAGGCGGAGTCCGAGGAGTCGAGCGACCCGCTGGAGGTGGCGTGCGAGGAGTGGAGCGCCGCCGCCGAGGCCAAGGATGCGAAGGGCATGGCCGCCGCGCTGCGGAACGCCTTCCGCCTGCTGGAGTCCGAGCCGCACGACGAAGGGGGCGAGAGCCCGGAGGAGTAAGTCATGACCGCTGGCGTGACCACGCTCGCCGCCGTGCGGACGCTGGTCCGCCAGCGGGCCAACATGGAGGATTCTCAGTTCGTCACCGACGACGAACTGAACGCCTACATCAACCTCTCGCACCAGGAACTCTACGGGCTCCTGGTGCAGAAGTATGGGGCGGACTACTTCTGCAGCAGCACCACCTTCACGACCGATGGCACGAATGACAACTTCGCGTTGCCCTCGGACTTCTTCAAATGCCTGGGCGTGGACGTGCGGCTGTCCTCGGGGCGGTACGTCACCCTCAAGGAGTTCGCGTTCGCAGACCGCAACCGATTCAGCGGGCAGCAGGGTAACGGGGCGATGCTGGGGGTGGGACCGGACCTGCGCTACCGGATTCGTGGAGATAGGCTCTGGGTCACGCCGCTGCCAGCCTCGGGGCAGACGTTGCGGATGTTCTACGCGCCCCGGCTGACCACCACCACGGATGAGACCACCATCACGCTGTCCGGGGTGCAGGTGGGGCACACCATCACCTTCAGCAACTACGGCCCGGTGACCATCGTGGCCTCGGGGGCGAGCGGCGGCTACCAGATCAATATTGGCGCCACCGACGCCCTCACGGCCCTGGCGATTTACACCTGGATGTACTCGCTGCTCACCGCCAGCTCCGGGGACGCCTTCAATCTCCGGTTCCCTGGCCGGTCCCTGATTGGTGACGTGGACTACACCAGCGGAGACGACTTCCTTACGGTGACGGCGCTCAGCGGCTACACCCCGGTGTTCTCCGGCTCCAGCTCGTTCACCTTCTCACCAACCGACATGAACATTGACGGGGTGAATGGTTGGGAGGAGTACATCGTGGTGGACGCGGCCATCAAGTGCCTCCAGAAGGAGGAGTCGGATTGCTCGGTGCTGCTGGCGCAGAAGGCCGCGATTGTGGCGCGTATCGAGAGCGAAGCCTCGAACCGGGACGCGGGGATGCCCTCCACGGTGAGCGACACCAGCACCGAGAACCTGACCGGGCTGTGGCCGGGTAGCGGGGGGAGCTGGTAATGCCGCTCGCCTGGCAGACGGTCAGCGTGCCCTTCACTCAGGGCCGTGACGCGAAGCGGGACCCGAAGCAACTGGCTCCGGGGAAGTTGACTGCTGCCCAGAACGTGCGGTTCTCCAGGCCGGGGGCGATTGCGAAGCGCAATGGATTTGCTGCGCTCCTGGACGCGGACATTGAATACGAGGGGATGGGTGGGCCAGACGCAGGGTTTCTCGCCACCTTCAAGAATGAGTTGTTGGCAGGGCAAGGGTATTCGCTCCTGACCCTGGACGATTCCGATGCGGATTGGAGTGAGCGAGCCAAGTTGGATGCGGTGACCTGCTCCCAGCGCAGCATTTCTCGTTCTGGAATCACTCAGACCAGCGCGGACTCCGCGCGGCACTCAGGCGGGCGTAGCATCTGGGTGTGGATCGAGAACAACGCCGTTCGTTATTCGGTGATTGACGACGAGACGGGCGCGGTGTTGGTGCAGAGCGCGGCGGCGAGTGGCACCCTGGCTTCCGAGCATGTGGTGATGAACGCCAAGGCGGCGGTGGTTGGGGACTTCTTTTTGGTTGGTTGGGTGGACCGTAATTCTCCTGGTGAGTTGGGGACGGCAACGCAGGAAGTGGATTACGTTTCCATCCCGGTGACGACGCTGGTCAAGTCGGCGGTGCAGACCTTGGTTACCCTGCGCTCGTATCCTTCCGGTGAAACCCCGCAGCGACTGTGGGATTGGGAGCGGGTACAGGTGTCCGCTGGGTCAATCGACCGGGTTTATGTTACCTGGGTTGCGGCGGATATCAGCAGCAACCCCCAGGTTGGTTTCCGGTACATCTACGTCAATGCTGGCTCCATCACACTCTCAACCGCCGGCTCGTTCACAGCGGATGCGGCTCTTATCGGAGCTGTGGCGATCTGGCCCTGGGTGGTAGGTGGAACGAATCAAATCGTCATCGCCTGGGGGAAGTCGGGAGGTGGGGCGAGTTATCTGGTGACGGATTTCTCCGCTGGGAGTGGAGGTACACCGGTCAGCCTCGGGACTACTGGCACGGTGGTAAATATCACCGGGGTTTCGGACGGGACTCTGTCCTGGGTAAGTTATTCGTACACCAGCAGCGGGGCGACCATCACCAGGATTTACTCCAACACCAGCGACATTCTGATGCAGGACGTTCGCCTGGTGGCAAAGCCGCTGGTCCGTGGTGGCTGGGTGTATCTGGTGACCGCGCACGTCTCGGCGGACAATGAGCAACCGACCATCTTCGTGTGGGACCATCTACGAAATATTGTGGCCCGGATGGCCTACCGCGAAGCTGGGGTT